TTATTTTTCGAACTTCCGCATGACGCTATTATAGACGCGCTCGTTTACAATTTTCAAGCTGTCCATCAGTTCGTCCATGATCTCCCACGCTTTGTCCGGCGAAACATCTGCCACTGCGCGCAAAAAATCGCTGTCGCCGTATGTTTCGACGTTGACCGGCGCGGGTGCTGCGGAGTATGCCATTGGCAACGCCCTCTCTCTGATGCCGCTTTGCTGGCCACGGATGGCATACAGCACGGCAAGGCGCTCATAGTTTGTCCAGCTCGATTCTTCCGTTTCGAGGCGAGCTATCCAGCGATTGACCTCATTCTCGTCGACCATAGGGGCGCACCCCCTTTAGCCCTCGATCGTGTCCATGCAACGCTGGATGGCTCTGCGGATGCTTTCGTCGTCGGCGTTGTCCAGCATTTCCTGCAACTGGCGTTTCATGTTGTCGATGCCGCCGTCGCGGGAGTAGTGGCCACGGACGTAGTGCGTGCCGCGTCTCGCATTGGACATGTCACGGTCATAAGCGCCGCGCATACCCGACTGCCAGTCTCCGTCGCGGGAATAGCGGCGAGAATAGTCTTCATCGCGGGAATAGCCGTCGTCCTCCAACATCTCGATTTTATCGATGTTTTTGATGGTGTCCGTCAGCTTGTGCGCAATTTCGAGATCGCCCGCGCCAAGCTCACCCTTACGTGCCAGCTCGTCGAGTTCGTCGCACAGCATATTACGCAGATCATACATTGCTTTCTTGCTCATGTCCATTCTCCTTTCACGCGATTCTCTCAACCGTCAGGTTCGAGTTGGCGAAGTTGACGGCCTGATTGCTGGTGTTTTCCATTGCGACCGTCAGGAAGCAGCCTTTCGGGACGCAGACTTGCGCGGAAACGTAAATGTTAAAGTAGTTCCCTACCGCCGCAGGCGTGACAGTCGCCGTTGCACTGGTCAGCGGCTCTCCGTTAATGGCAAGCGCCGCCGTGATGGCCTCAACCGTGCCTCCGGTGGGAATAGCGATGTTGCCGCCAAAGGAGACCCTAAACAGAGCGCGGTTTTGATTGGTGAGGCCGCGCAGCGTGATTTGGCCGCTTCCTTCTCTATGCACAATACACGCTTTCCCGCTTACCGCTGTAGCATCCAAAGGAACGCTTTGATTTGACGCAACAGTTACAATGTTGTTATTTACATATTCTGCCATAAATATCATTCCTTTCGTTTACAAATTCTTTTTGGCTTTTCAAATATTTCCTCGCCCGTCCATCCTCTCGAATGTCTATGATATGCAAGCGCTCTATCAAAATTAAGCAAGTCGCACCACTCGGCTATTGTCTTGGAATCCCCTTTATAAGTAACATAAACATTGTCTCGCCTGTTTCTACATTGCCATTTATTGTTTATCCAACGACAATTTTCAGGGCAATAGCCTTTTTCATTGTCTTTTCTATCAAGCGATAAAGTTTCATTATACCCATTGGCTATCGCCCAATTATAAAAACAAGAAAAATCGTTTGCCCATTCGGAACATACCGAAACGCCCCTACCGCCATATCTGCCGAAGTCTTTTGAACTCTGATTATTGCATCGGCATTTCATGCCATGCCATATACGATAAAGACGCGTATTTTTCATTCCGTGCGTTTTATGCTTATCTCCAGATAGTTTACCGGCCATACATCCACAACTATTTATCCTCCGGTCTTTTAACTGGTCAGAACGAACGCGAACATACTTTCCGCAATCACACTTACAAAGCCATCTTCTGGTGTCTTTGTTTATACTATATCCCTCTCGCTCATTTGCCGGAATGAAACGGACAACAGTTAAATAGTTTATGCGCTGGCCTGTGTAATCTACTTTTGGTGTTTTCATAAGGTACGTCCTCCTACAATAATTTAATTAAGCTTAATTAAATTATATCACACTTTTTTCTTGATTTCAAGAAATAATTGTGTTAAACTTAATTAAATTTTAGGAGGTGTGTTATGGCCCAAAACGAACTAAAGAACAGAGCGCGTTTCTCTACCACCATAAGCTTCGAGACAGAGCGAGCGCTAAAAGAGTATTCAAAGGAAACCGGTGTTCCAATTAGCAAAATTGTTGACAAAGCAATTCGCCAATATTTAGAAAGCAAAGGAAATACTTAAAAAATACAGCGGCGAGGCAATAGCCCCGCCGCGTTGTTGTCAGTATCGGCACGGGGCCGACCATCTCGGTAGCGTCACCGATATGGTGACCGAGAAGCTATGCTATGCAGTTGTCAGCAGCCGCAGCCCTGATTGCAGCCGCAGCCGCCGTAACCGCTGCCTGCCCACGGGTTACAGGTAATGTAGGCAGGCGAAGGGCACGGACGAAGCTGAGAGATCAGATAGTTGTTCTGCGCGGCCTGAGATGCCGCCAGCTTCAGATTCTGATTCTCGGTCTGGAGGTCGGACAGTTTGCTCTGCGTCAGGAAGTCGAGGATGGCGCGGCTGTTCTGGTTGTTCGCGTCAATAATGTCGCGCGTGGCGTTCTGTACGGTGTTGCGCGTGTCGCACGCCTGCGTCGCCATGTCGTAGCGCACCTGGGCGATAGCTGCACGGTTTTCGCAGCAACACTCAGCGGCCTGCATCTGCATGGCAGTCAACTGCTGCATGAGAGCCGCCTGCTGGTTACTGCGGGAAAGCTCAGCCTGTGCAAAGCCGTTGGCCATTGCCATGTTGGTGCCGTTGACAAGCTGCGCCTGCTGGTAAAATCCGTCGCAAAGGCCCTGATTTACACTGTCGATCTTACGCTCGACATTAGCAAAATCAGAGGTCAGCACATAGCCATCGACCACGCCGCCGGAATTGCCAGCGTTGTTGCCCCAGCCGTTGCCGCCCCAGCCAAAGACGGCAAAAATGAGGAAGAGAATAATGAGCCATGCGCCGTCACCGCCCCAGCCGAAACCGCCGCCGTTGTTGGTAGGCGAGACCGGCATGGTCAGCATGGGAGCGCCGCCATCGGAAAGAGACATAGTATCACTCCTTTGAAAGATTTTTATTCATCAAATCGTGGCCACGATGTTGATTTTGCCAAAAGTTGAACAAACACTTTGCTTAAATCTTGCTTAGACTTTGCTTATTGCATCAGACTTTGAAACTGCTTTGCCATCTGTTGCAGCTGGTTTAACTGCGCCTGAGAGAGCTTACCGCTCTGCAAAAGTTTTTCAACCTCCGCTTTGGGGTCACCATGAAAATTTGCCTTGAATTGCTGGAACTGCTGCAGCATCTGCATGAAGCCGTTCCCTCCGCCGAGCGCTCCGAAAAAGGGATTATTCATCGCCATCGTCCTCCTTGTGCTTCTTCTTGCCCTTTATTTCGCCCACAAGCGCCGCCAGACGGTCGAACTCATCGCGGGTGACAAACTTATCATCCATTTTTTTAGTATCATGAGGTTTGTTTTCAGCGTCTTCCGTGTAATTAAACGTCCTCATTGGAATAGGCGTGCCGCTTGCGTCTCGCTCCTTGATGTGGAAAACCATCGAGTTTGTTTCAAAGATAATTACTCGAGAATTTGGGGCGACCATAAACCCATTTGCTTCTTCTTTTCCTCCGCTAATCCATACAACGCTTGTCTGCATTTGCTGCGGTTGAGCCGTTTGCGCAGGCATTTGTGGCTGCATCATCTGTTGCTGCCGCATCTGCATGAGGTTGTCCGGCATCGGCGGCGGATAATAGGGGTTGAAATAGGGATATGCCATGTTCATTCCTCCGTTTCTTTTACCCAGTAATAAAGCGGGATTTCGTTCTCACTGTTCCAGCTGTCGTAGATCGTCCCATCCTGCACGCACACTACATGTCCGGAGAGGGCGAGAATATACGTACCGTGCGGGTGGTCATCGGCAAACCTCCCGACCGTGTAGCAGTCCGGGCAAGTGTCCGGCATGATGTAGCGCCGATAGCCGAGAGACCGCAGATACGCGCCCCAACAGGCATTTGCATTGGGAAGATCGCCGTCTAAGTATCCCTGTATGCACAGAGCTAAATAGATCTCGCCCCAGTCTTTCCCGGTCGCCTTGCAAATCGCGCGCACGGTGCAGTCGCTGACGTTGCGTCCGTTTGGATTCGGGTTGAAATAGCTATACATGGAACATCTCCGCAAAGTAAACGTATGTTCTCAATTCGTCAGGGTCAGGAAAAAGCGCGAGAATGTCCATCGCCATTTGCTCGGTAAATCCACAAGCCAAAAGTCGTTCGTACATCTCGCGCACCTTCTTTCTTATTCTGTTTTTATGATGCCATAAAATTCGTTTGCCAAATGGTCATCGTTTGGTCATTATTTGGTCAAAAAATATTTCAAAAAAGCTCTTGACATACCACGCATTGCGTGGTATTATAATCACGTAAACAAAAGAGGGCAACAGCCCAGGAGGATATAAAAATGAAGCTTACCGATGGAAAGAAGACCGTGGAGATCAAGATCCAGCGTTGGAACGGTTCCGGCTATGACCCTGATTGGAGCGCCGATTACTTTAACGCAGGCTCCCTCCCGTACGATGAAGAGACCGACACCTACACCGTCGAAGATGTAGATTACTGCATCGAGACCGCGAACAAAACAAACGAAGACGGCGCTTGCGGCAAGTACGACGAGAACGGCGATCTTGTCCGCGACGAAGACATGTTCGTTTTTGTCGAGGAGCTGAATTAAAGGAGGAGTTTACCATGACCGATAAGCAGTTTTACAGCATCTTTTCGGACGCGCTCTCGAACGAGGGCGCGCCCCGCGAAGCCTTTGTCTCCGATTGGGCCCTTAGTTCCATTTGGGACGACGATAATCAAGATGTTCCGGAGGAGCGTATTGCCGAGGTCGGTGGTATTTGGGATGTTGCTCATCTATCGATCTGCGACATCCGCCAGTATACGGGTCTGTCTCAGGCGAAATTTGCAACTCGCTTTTGCATCCCTCGCCGATCTATCGAGGACTGGGAGTCCGGTGCAAGGCACTGCCCCGACTATCTGCGGTTGTTGCTCGCACAGGCCGTTGGATTGTACAACGATCGTCGGTTTTGCGGCCAGATCAATTCTCGCCATGCGGACTAAAAAATGTGTAACCTGCGGCAAGATTTTTTCCACCGATCGCGCAGAGCAGGCGAAGTGCGAGGACTGCCTTGCCGCATCCCGGTCAACCACCCTGCGCACGCGAACCTGCCACACCTGCGGGGCCAACTTCATCGGAGGGCCCAGAGCCAGCTACTGCCCAACCTGTCGGGCAGAGCGGCAGAAGGCCCAGAAGCAAAAGTACCGGGCCACCGGTTTTTCCCGGCATCTGGGAGATATCGATAACTGCGTGATCTGCGGTGGAGAGTATGTCATCCAATCTGGCTTGCAAAAGTATTGTCCAAAATGCGCCCCGGATGCCGTCCGCGAGATCGACCGCGCGCAGTCAAAAAACTGGAATACCGCACACGATTACTACATAAAACGCCGCAAAAAATCCCGCAGCGGCGTAAAGGTCTGTGTTGTCTGCGGCCGGGAGATAGTGCCCGGTACCCCTACCGTCACCTGTTCCCCCGAGTGCGCCGCCGCCCACCGAAAAGAGGTTCAGAAACGCGCGGACGCCAAGCGCCGGAGCGGGACGAAATCAAAGCAAAACGAAGTCAAAAAAGAGAGCACCGATTAACCTCGGTGCTCTCTTTGCCCATCCGCGATTTTTTTGTATGCTCGCCTGCGGCAGCGGTTGACCGCCTCCGGCGACAGGTGCAGCGCTGCACACACTTGCGCGTAGCTCTTGCGCCGCACGTCGCACTCGATAATGCACGCCGCCTCGTCCTGCGGCAGCTCGAAGGATAAGATATACGCCACGGCCCGCTTGGGGGCCATAGAGGATAATTGCGCGCGGATTGACCTGTGCTGACTGTCCATGCCCGTGTAGGGCTTGCAGAGGCGCTTGCGCGTGGGCTTTCGCCGCCCGCTCCTTCCTGTGCCCGAATCGGACACCGTTATTTTGTTGCTCTCTGGATCATCGTCACGACTTCCTGCCGCGTGATAAGTCTCTGCGGCGCGCTGCCGTCCGTAATGCCAGCCGCCTTTGCCGCCGCCCAGTCCTTCGCCGCCCACGAAGAGACGGGCTTGGTGCCGAGCTGCGATAAATAGCTGTCCATCATCTTGTTAAACGTTGCCTGATCCATGTACTCCTCCATTTCCGGCGGGTACTTCCCCGCCAAGATCATGCTCCCTGTGTATCGCATATGGTCGTCCCATTGAAAATGCGGCTTGTCGGGGAATTTCTTCCAGTCGCCCCCCCACGAAAAACCGACTTGCTTGCCGATCTGCCCGCAGCGGGCGAAGAACGACGGATCGTCGTACTCATGCCCCTTGACGTTTTTGCAGATGTCGAACGCCAGCCCCGCCTTAACGCCGTGGAACGTCGGCCTTGTCGCGTTTTTCGCCGCGTAGCCCATGCGCGCAAGATAGCGCTGATACTCGTCATCTCGCACCGTCTCCGTCACCAGAACCGGAAGCCCCGCTTCCTTGCAGAGGTCGAGGAAGATGACACAGTTTGCGCGCACGTCCGCCCGCAGGTCAGCAATGTCCCTACTGTGATACATCGCTGTCACCCTTGCCGTCCTCGTCCTTGCTTTTGTTGTAGCTGGACGTCGACACGCCGATGAGCGCGCCGATAAACAGCGCCACGGCGCTGATGGTGGTCGTGACCTGCTCGGTGTACCCCCACCCCCACACACCCGCGAGGGCGGCGTAGAGGCCGGAGCAGGCGGGCAGTACGATGAGCACGAGCCACTTGAGCACATCGTACACCTTGTTATTCAGTTCAAATTTCATTGTTCTTCTCCTTTCGTTTCCGTCCAACGATAATTTCTACCAGTGTCAACAGCCCAGTAAAGGCTTCAATGATGCCGCCCGTACCCAGCAGGTACGGGAAGAGGTTGTCCCACTGCCACCCTTTGATGCTGTAAAAGATGACCGTGTAGATCACAAAAGCGGCGATGAAAATGCCAACGATAATCAAAATGATGTTTCTCGTTCGCAATTTCGATGCCTTTTTGATAAGGCGCTTCATCCGACCGCCCCACTCAGCAGCCACGCGATAAACGCGCCCGCCAGCGCCGCGAGAGCCTTGTCGACCAAACTGTCCCAGCGTTTCCCCGCCTTGCCCGTGATGGTCTTCACGTCCTCCTTGATCTCCTTGACGTCGCCTTCCACGGTCTCTTGTTTTGTGGCCAAGACCTCGACCGACGTTACCAGCCTGTCGAGCGCCACCTGATGTTCTGTGAGTTCGTTGATTCGGTGCGTGTTGCTCTTGCACCTCGATTCGATAAGCGCAATTGCCGCGTCGTCATAATGCTTTGCATTATCCATATCCCGCTCCCTTTCTGCGGCGTATTACACCGCCTTGAAATAATTCCCCACCAGCTCGTGCGGAAGGTATTGCAGCGTGATCTTGCCGCCTGCCTGCTCGCCCGTGCGCTCGCAGAGGTAAACCTTGCCGTCCTCGCCGTCGAGGTAATACTTGCCGTACTCGTACTCCATGCCGCGGCTCGCCGGGATGGGGTCATCCTGCGTGCCCGCGTGCTCGGCGTCGATGACCGCCCAGAGAGCGGGCGTCTTGTCCGGCGTTCGGTCGGCCTGAGATGTATGCGCCTGACGACACTTGTACACCTTGCCGCCGTAGCTTCTGCGGTCGCCCTCAGCGTAATCTACGGGGTACGCCCATGCTGTGATGAGTTCCGGCACGCTCGCCGCCTCGCCGTCGCTCAGGCTGACCGCCGCCTGCTCGATAATGGGGCGCAGCTTCACCGCGCGAGCGTATGTGACCGGCTCACCCGCAAGGGCGGTGACGGTCGCTTTGGCGCTCTCGGTTTCCGTGGGCTTGCCCATCTTGATCGATACCGTGCCGTCGCGGTGGTCAGTGATGGCCCCCGACAGGCTGTACGCGCTGTTGTCCCACTCGTTGACGACTTCCTCGGTCTCGCCCGTGGGCTGGCCGTCGTTGTCGTATTTGGGAACGGTGTCGCGCTGTACGATGCTCCACGGCGTGTTGTCGGGCAGCAGCGCCGCCGCGTCCGTGGTGGTCATCGTCAAGCGGATGTTCTTCACCTCGCGCTCGTTCCATTCGCGGTCTTTTAGGATGCCCGTGATGGTCGCGGGGTACTCAGTGTTGTTGACTTTGATGTATGTTGCCATGTAATCACTCCTTTATCTTTTAGAAACAGAAGCCGAAGGCCACGCCACGCGCACTGTGCGCGATGTTGTAGGAGGCGCCGTAGCTGTTGACAATGCAGAAATTTGTGGAGTTGCTGCCATACGGAGAGCGCTCCCACCAGATGTACGCGTTTCCGTTGTAGCTCTTCACGTGGCTGTTGCCCGCCTTGTAGTAGTCGTACTGCGCGCCCTCGCCGCTCTTGGAATAGGTGCTTCTGCCGAAAATCTCGACCTCACTCAGCAGGAACAGCTTGTCCGCCGTGGTGTTGATAGTGGCGCTCTGGTTGCCCGCCGAGGTCAGCTTATTCACCTCCCGGATGCCGTTCTGTACCTCCGTTGGCATCAGCGCCAGAATGGCAGGCAAGTGTGTGCTTCGCATGGCGCAACTCGTCCAGCCGCCGTTGTTGGTGTTTGTGCTGTTCATCTGCTTTGCGTCTGCATAGCAGTCGTGCAGCTGGAAGGTCAGCGGAGCTTTGCCCGAGCCGTCTGAATAGTCGTCATGGTTTTTGCCGATGATATCGATCTGGTAGTCCACGCCGTTGATGGTCATGGGCTTATGGTCTGCCACCTTCCACGTGTCCGGCACTTCGTTGTTGTGGCACGCCGCGATGATCTGCTCCCATGTATTGTTGGCAAACACAGGGTCGTAGGACGGCTCAAAGTTGATGTCATATCCCGTCCCGCCGATAAGCGTCCTGCCCTTTTTGATGCTGTACACAGTACCATTGACGAGGCACTTCCCGCCCTTGACGGTGTAGGCCGTGCCGTTGATGAGGGTCTTGTGTGCGGTGAGGTTGATGGTGACAACGTTGCCGCTGTCGTCCACGAGGGTAGTGGGCGGGAGGATGATGCAGGGGCGGATTCCGTAACTCTTTGTTACGGAATCACTATTGTAGGAATATCCGCTTACCAATCCGGCCGCAGCACTATATTGCAAAGTGCTTATGGATCGGAGCCACCACTTGGTGAGGGTTCCGTTATAAGTGGCAAGGTAGGCAGAGTTATTGGTAATACTCTCTGCGAATCCGTCTAAACCCGCACCATCCGCCGGAAATATATTTCTAAAGTTGAGTTCATAACCGCTAAGAAGAAACACTTTGCAGGACAGACCGTTTGCGCCGCTCTGCACGCTTCCGCCTTTTCCACCTTTGAGATATGGAATCTTCACCTGTTTGATCGCATCACGGATGTTGGCGTCAAACAGATTCAGGAACGTGCTGTTTAGATAGGAGTGGATAGAGCTATTTTCGTACAATAATTCAGAATTACTGTTCCACTGTCGCATCTCGTAGATGTCCTTCATTAACAGCCAGACACCGTCACAGGAGTCATCGTACATCGAGCTCGGTTTGCCTTTATGTACGATGATGAATTCCTTTGCAGCGCCGTTGACGTTCAGCTTGACGGTACTTCTGACGGCTTTTGCGCTCAAAGGCACGGTTGACGTTGTTCCGCTATTTGCCGTTGTAAAACTGCCAGATTTATCGTATTGCGTCCCCGCAGTTACCCAGTTCCCAGATGTATTTTTGTAGTACAGAGATGCGCTCCAGTTGTACGTTGTCCCCGGCGTCAGTCCCGTGATGTCGAGAGAAAAAGTGTTTTCGCCGCCGCTTGTCTCCGGCGATAACGCAGAAAATGTCCTGACGCCGCTGATGGTAACGTCCATGCGTCGCTGGCCTTTATAGCTGCTTGACCCTCCGGAAAACTTTCCGACTGCGTGAGCGATAGTCCCGTTGCTATAATCTGGCGTTATCTCTACAGTAAATGTAGCCATGTTGCCCTCCTTAGCCGAACAGCCAGTTGATGGCGTAGTTCTCCGTCGGGTCGGTCTCAACGTTCACGAGTGTCTGCTTGGTAATGTTGCCGCTTGCGATATAGTCGCTGCCGCGCGTCGCGGCTACGATGCCGCCCGAGCCGTTGCCCTTGAGGAGGGAGGTGGTGCTCGGCACGTTCACGGACGGAACATTTACCGCGCCCGTCTTGCCGTTGACGCTCGTCACGGGGTACGGCGGCGGGTTGTCGAGGGAATACTGCCGCTCGTTTGCAACGTCGGAAAGACCAACGTCACTTTTGCTGACGCTCTGCAATGCACTGTCTGCCTTGCCGAGGGACGTTTGCACGTCCTGCGCAAGGTCGCTCTTAGCAACCGTAGACTTAAAGGCCAGCGCGCCCAAATCGGCAAACCACTTGGCGATTTTGCCAAACAGCACAGACAGCTTTTCGCCCGTCGCAACGTTTACCCGCGTGGCAGCTGCCGTGAACGCTGCCGTGACGTTGCTGCCGTCGCCGGTCTTGTCCAGCTTATTGGCGAGCGCCGAGTACACGCCGCCAGACTGCACGGGGTTTGCGCTGCCCTGCGTAGGCGTTGCGTCAGTAGTTACTTTGACGTCCTTGATAGCATTGTCAACGTATGCAAACACGTCTTGATGCTTGCCCTGCGGGTCGTAGACGCTTGCAAGCATATCGCCCGCACCTTGACCGTTCGCGCCGTTGTAGACCTCGAAGTCAAACGTCGTGCCGTCCGTCAGGGTGATGGTATAGACGTCGCTTGTGCCGGGGGCATGTGTTCCGCTCTTGAGCGCGATGCCGGAAATGCCGTTGCCGGGTGCGCCCTTTGGGCCGGGAGCGCCCGTCTCGCCGCGCGGCAGGCCGAAGGCCAGCTTGTAAACATTGTCCACGAGGGACTTGCTCACCGTGGCGGGCTTGCCCGTCTCAAGCGTGACCGCCTCGACGATCATGTTGACGATGGCGTCGCGCGCCGCCTGCGCGTCGGTCTTTGCGGTCTCCGCCGCAGACTTGGCAGATGCCGCGTCCTCGGCGCTCTGAGCGGCCTGTGTGGCTTTCTGCCCCGCAGCGGTCGAACTTTCCGCCGCCGCGTCCTTTGCGCTTTCTGCGGCTTCCTGTGCCGATTCCGCCGCCGTTTTAGCAGCCTGTGCTCCGGTCTGCGCACTCTCCGCCGCTTTCTGCGCGTTGGCCGCAGCGGTCTGTGCATCCTTTGCCGCCGTCTCAGACTTGGCAGCATTGTCCGCCGCCGTCTGCGCGGCCCGCACCTTCTCGTCAACGCCGGTCGCAGATGCAGCAGCCGCAGCCGCAGAAGATGCCGCTGCCTTTGCGGACGCGTCCGCCGCAGCAACCTTGTCGTCGATGCCCTGTGCAGCGCCCGCGGCCTTTTCAGCCGATGCAGCCGCAGCGTCAGCCGATGCCTTGGCGCTGTCGGCATACTCCTTGACGCCCTGCACCTCCGCTGCAACGGAATCCTTGGCATACTGCACGACCTGAGAGCCTTTCAGCTTTTTCGCCTCGCCGCTCTGCTCAAGCACAAAAAGGTCTTCGTTGGTAATCTGTAACGCTTGCGTGAGGTCGGAAATTGCTTTATCAACAATTGCTTTATCAGCCATCAGTTACCTCACTTTCTTCGTCAGGCTTCTCCGACGCTTCGACTTGAATTCTCAGCGCGGCAAGCTCGCGTTTGTCCTTTTCGTACTCCGCAACCTCGCGCTGCAAGATCGCATAAGCCTGTCGCAGATCCGTCTGCACGCTGCTGATTTTGCCAGCCTGAGAGGCAGCAATCAGCACTGTGTCAAGCGTCCCAAATGCTCTGTCGAGTAGTTGCATTGCCTGTTCCATCTAAACACCCCTTCTCCATCCTGAGCCTGTACCGACCCACGGAATGCCTTTGTAAAATTTCGAACCGTCCGAGCAGTAAAGGATACCTTGCCCAAATGCGCCGCCCTGAGAGAGCCACACGCGCCCTGTCGTATCTTCTACCCACACGGCGTAGAGCGTGTACCCCTGACCGGGAGAACTCGTCATGCCGCTATACAAAACGATACTGCCACCCGGAGAATATACCGTGCCGGAACCGTCCGAGTTGAGCGACCAGCCCGCGAATGTATAGCCCGACCGCGACGGCGTTGTGCTCGGTAGATATATCCTTACATACCCTGTGTTGTTGGTCTCGCTGCCGTACTGCGTGCTCGGCACGCCGCTGCCGCCGTTGGCGTTGAATGTGACGTATGCGTAATACGTTTTTGCCGGTGGCGGGGCGGTGGTAAATGTGCCATTATCTCTGTACTCGCTGAATGCCCAGCCACCCGTGGTGCGGTACAGCATATCCGCCGACCACGCATAGGTAACGCCGGGTTCAAGTCCCGTGATATCTAACGCCCACGTGTTATAGCCGCCGCTCGTCTGCTTAGAATTAATTGTATAGGTGGTGGCTCCAAGTATCGTGACTTGCAGCCGTCTCGCGTAATCGTAATCTTCCGAGCCGCCTGTGAACTCGCCAGTTAAATATGCTTTTGTGCCGTCTCTGCTGTCCGGCGTGATCGTTACGCTTAAAGTTGCCATATTAGCTCACCAACTGCACATACAGCTGCCCCGCAGCGCCGGTTCCAGAGGGCGCGGAAGGGCCGTAGCTCGACCCGCCAAGGCACAGCGCGCCAGCGAGCACGATGCGGTTGTTTTGCAGTGTGATCGCGCCGCCCGTGCCAGCCGAAAGAAACAGATTGCCCGCTGCCTGAATTTGAATGCCACCATACGTCGTTTTGATGCCGAGCCCGATGCCCGTCGTCGTGTATGCGATCTCGAGCGAACCAACTGCCGTGTTGCTGTTGGCAAGCAGTTCCACCGTCTGCCCGCGCAGCTTCTGCGCCGTGATAGAAGTGCTGTCAATGTACGTTGCGATCGCATTGTCGACCTCGCTTGCGCTCAGTCCCGCGTTGCTGTCAACGTAAGTCTTGGTCGCGTAAGACGATCCATCCTTTAAGTCACCCACGGAAATGCTGCTCGCCTGAATCTGGTTAGCCGTGAGCTTGCCGGAGATGTTGGCTGCGTCAACATACAGCGTGCTTGTCTCGATGCTGCTGCCCTTGATCTTAGTCGTGCCGCTCGCGTCGGAGATAGTCAGGCCGTCCAGCGTGGTTTTGACCTCGGTGTATTTGCCGTCGATGCCCTCGACCTTGAGCATGATTTCTTCGCTGGTCTTGGTGATGAGGGAGCGAGCTTTTGCAAAATTTCTCTCGATCTGCCGCTGCGTCGGCGATTTGTACGGGTACTCGTCGTCAATCTCGTCCGCGTCCGGCGCGGAGATGCCCGGCGCGAGCATCGGATCAAACGTCATGTCCAGCGCGATGAGCGGCACGTAAATCCCGTCTACCGTCACCGCGTCGCCAAGCTCTACCGCAGGATCAAGCAGTGCCTCGCTGCCTTCGTAGCCGATGTGCTTGTAGCCGGAGACTTTGGCGAGGATTGCCGCCGCCATTGCATTCGTGCCGTCCGGCTGCAAGGCCGTCAACGTCCGTCCGGTGTCCGATCCGGACACACCAACCACATCGCCGTTCTCGTCGAGCAGCTCGACTTTAGTAATGGGCTGCGACGCGATGCCCGGGGAAAACTCCGCCAGCCGCCGCCCTAAATAGGTTTTGTCCATGTTGCCCCTCCTTACACGAGGATGCGCACGCCACCAAAGGTGATGGCGCCGCCGGTCTCCGTGATAAGATAATTAGTTTCAGCGGGCATAGAGTTCAACCCGACCAGCAGCAGCTTCCCCTCGTCCGTGATGGTCCAATTTCCCGCGTTGGCGACCGCAATACGCCCAAGCGCCTCGCGCATCGTCATGTCTCCCTCGCTGTCCACGGGATATTGCACCGGGAACGCCGCATCCAATACCGTGCGGCTATCCACTGCAACGCCCATGCGCGCCGCGATGTCGGCGACCGCCGTCACCGCAGGCATCGGCCATGTTTCCGCGTCATAGCTGCTGTCGAGCCATGTATCTTCCGCCTTGAGCATCGCATCATACCCATGCACACTCAAAACGCCCGTGACCCGGTCGGTCTTGCGCGTGGAAAAGAAAAACACGCCTTTGGGAATCCACTCGCTCACCTGCTCGCCGAGTACCAGCCGCGCAAATACTTCGATTTTTGCCTGCCGTGGAATCGCGCCTTTTGGGTAAAACTCGACGTCGATCTGCCGCGCCGAACAATTCCCAATGCCAAAGGTGGAATACAGCCCGCCATACACTCGTAAACTATTTTTTACGATGTCCGCTTGACTATATTCCACCCCCGCAATGCTTAATTTGGTTTCTACACGATGATTTCGGTCAGCAAGCAGTGTTAAGTATAAATCACTTACGCTGTGCATTAAATCTCCCTCAACTGTACCGCGCCGCCCTTATAGCGCCGATTACCATCCACGCTGACCAGAGCGAACGCGGCTTCCAAGTCGCTTGTTACGCGCATGGTCTTTACTGTGCCCGCGCCGCTATAAGGGTCGGTAAACGTCACGCTTACGGTATCCCCCATCAACGCATTGTAATATGCCGTGGATTCGGCTTCCGTCATCGGGAAAAATGATGTCTCCACAATGTATCTGTCCTTCGAGCGGGCCGCGTGCTCCGTGTCATCCATTGTTGTGATGACCTTACTATAGCTCACCTCTCGCCGCACGTTGTAGGTGGACACCTTCTCGTGTACATCCAGCGTGCCGAGCTTCAGCATGATATCCATTTACACCCCCATTGCTCGTTGGAGCTGCCTGTTGTATTTATATGCCGTCTCGCCGATTACCTTCCCGTCAAGCACAGACTTCACAACGATGTTGATATCCCCGCCCATGCCGCCGAGGGAAGATAGCGCGCTGCGCATCTGACCGCCGAAAGATTGCTCCGCGCCGATCTGCGCCGCGCCGAAGTCCAGACCGCCAGTGATGCCGCGCTTAATGCTGTCATACTCGTTGTCCCAGCCCTCACCAAGACCCAGCGCCATATTCTCGCCGATTCCCGCAAACACGCGGGACGGAGAATGGATCCCCAGCTTGTTTTTCACACCTGAAACAATTCCAGAGAAGAAACTGCCGACTTTTTCCTTGATCCAGCTGCCCATTGCCTTGATGCCTTCCCACAAGCCCTTCACAATCTGTTTACCGACATCTACGATATCGGGGAGCGAGGAAACGAAGGTTTTTACAATGGTCGCCATCATGTCAAGCACCGACCGAACGATTTGCGGCAAATTCTCAGCAAGGCCGCTGACGATCGCCAATACCATCTTCATGCCAAGCTCAATGACCTGCGGCAATTTTTCGACGGCATAGCCAACAAATTTCTCAATCATCTCCGGCCCTTTTTCCTGCACCACAACGCCGATGTTTTCAAGAATTTTCTCAACGACCGGCAGAAGGTTTTCCGCAACCGTCACGGTGCTTCCTAAGAGGTTCGTGGTGAGTTCCGCCATGTCGGCGTTTTCGTCACCCAGCCCCGTGATAAAGTTGCCATACGCCGCTTTCATCGACGCGATAGACCCTTGGATCGTCGTGCTGGCTTCCAGCTGCGTTGTGCCCGTGATGCCCATTTCCGTTTGCACGGTATGGATAGCGTCAACGATATCCGCGTAACTATCGATGGTGTAATTGGTGTAATTGCCCTGCGCGGCGTTTAAGGCGTTCGCATCGTCCAAAAGACGCTGCATTTCCTCCTTCGTGCCGCCATAGCCGAGTTTGAGGTTATCTAACATCGTGTAGTTCTGCTTGGCGAATCCCTGATAAGCGTTCTGGATAGATTCCATGCTCGAACCCATCTTATTTGCGTTGTCCGACATGTCGGTAATGGCCAGATTTGCCTTTTCCGCTGCCGCATCCGTGTCGTTGCCCATCGATTGCAGCAGGGACGCAGAAAACGCCGTTACGGTGGTCATGTACTCGTTGGCGCTCATGCCCGCCGTCTGGTATGCGTTCGCGGCGTACTGCATGACGGTATCGGCAGAGGACTTGAACAGCGTTTCCACGCCGCCGACCAGCTGCTCATACTCACCGTAATTTTCTACAGCCTGCTTTGTAATTGCGACCGCAGCTGCACCAGCCGCCGCAATCGCAGCGCCGCCGACCTTTGCCGCCGTAGCAAGCCCACCTTTCAGTTTCCCTGCAAGCGTTTCCGCTTTGCTGCTCGTCTCTGAAAAGCCCTTGTCTACGTCTCCGTCGTCTACGCTGATTTTGACAAATAAATCAAGTAGATTCATGTTTCACCACCAATCCGCACCGCGCGACCACATCGGCGGTAATCTCTTCGCACGTTCTGTTGTCCTGCTTTTTCGGCTCAATAATGTCCGCATATCGCGCCTTGATGTAGTTCCCGCCCGCGTATCGCGCCGTGTTTTCGGCCACAATGCGCAGCGCGTCGGTCACATAGATGCGGTACGCCTCGGTTTTCGCTTTTTCATTGAGCCGCGCTGTGCAGTATCGCAGGAACGGCTTTATTCTCCTTTGCCCTCGGTATTCTCCTGCGCAGAGCCAGAGGTTTTCCCGCTCTGCGCTGAGAGAAAAAGCGCGCCGAATGCTTCATCGGTCAAAAGCTCCGTCGCGTCGCGCATCAGCTTGACGAGGTTCAGCGCGCCCTTGTAGCTTTCCGTGCTCACGCCCTCAATAGAGGCAAGAATGGCAATGATGTCGCCTTTGTGCCCCTTGAGCAGCGCGGGGAGCGCTTTTCGCGCCCTCTGCGTCGCAAACTGCTTCACCGTCATGCCTTCCGGCAGCTTTTCCCGCCGAAACATCGCGGAAGCCTGTTCGTCCTCCGCAATGTTGGCAATCGGATCAATGATATCCGCAATGACGTCAAAGACGCGCTCACCCTGAATGTCGGAAAGCTTCATGCCGTTTCCTCCGTTCCGGCCTTGATGTAAATTTCATACGGGACCTTGTCCTGCGCGGCAAGGGAATAATGCGCCGTAAACTCAAAGGCAAACTGTCCCTTAGCCTTGTCCGCCGTCTTGAGCTGAAAGCCGCCCGTGGAAAGCGCGTTGAGCATGTGAATAGCGATAAAGCCGCCGTTTTTTGCACCGTTCTTGTCGGAGTAATCGCCTACCAGCCACAGGTCGGTGAAGTCGCTGTCCTTGAGGTCCGTGCGTGGAACGACCTTCGTCGTGTCGCTCGTGTCAATGTCCGCCGCGCCACAGAGCAGCTTTGCCGTTTTCGTGTCGGCGTTGATAAAGGTGCCGGACATCTTCGCCTCGACCATGTCCTGCCGCTTAAACTCCTTCATGTTCTTCGGGCAGTTGTCAATGTCTTCGCCGAAGTCGGAGAAGGTCGGCGTCGCCGTAAAGGTCACGCCTCCGGTCGTCGCGCCGATCTGTCCATCCGCTCCGATTTCCCCGGAGGCCGGCGTGAAGTCGGTCGTCAGAATGCCCGCATTGATCTGAAGCTTCTGAAACGCATCAGAAGGAATTTTTGTAAATTTCATGTCGTTGTCCTTTCATCAGTTTTGCGACAGGTATTCCACCGTAATGTTGAGATACCGCCGCTTGATGTTTTTATCGCTTTCGTCCGCGATGTTCTGACACCACGGAGAGCCGCGCTTGAGCCACATCGCCCCGCCGTCATACGGCACCATGCATCCGCCCATGCCGATGGCGTCGGCGATCTCCTGCGCCTTTGCATTTGGAACCGCCTCGCCCTCCGTGTAGTACCAAAGATTCACCGTCAGCGCGATTTCGCCGCTCTCCCATGAGCCTGTGATCAGCTCGTAAGTCAGCCATGGGAACACCGCGTCCTCCGGCACATTGGAAGTTGGATACGCAGGAAGGAATTGAGAAAACCACGCATGGAGCGCTTTATCCTTTGTCATTTCGGCAGCTCCTTTCGCTCCGCAGTGAAGAATTTAAGCGCCCGGATTGCCGGTCCGGCAGATTTCGGAGCTGCCTTTTCCTCCGGGTTCGACGTCACCCGGTAGGTCAGCCCCGTTTCCCCATCCCGGAAATAATCGTTGTACTCAATGGGCACGTTCCGGTTGACCAGCGCGGAATACACCGAGGTCACGCCCTCCTGTTCCGCCCTCCGGGCCTCCATGGATGTATCAAGCGCCTGATAGTTGAGAAACTCGGCGCCGTCAACCCATTCCGTGATATAGCCGCCAGCGCCGTCGGCCGTGCGTTTCTTTTCAATCAGAACACACTTTTTACCAAACGCATCCAACAGCATTACGGCTCCACCCCCTTGATCTTTCGCCAGTCATTTAACCGGCCTCTAAAAGCGTCCTGCCAGCCGTTTAACGTGCCGCCGTCGCTTCCTGCGCTGCGTTTGGTGTAGGAGTAGCCCCCGAAGCTCTCGCTTTGATACGGGCTTACAACGGCCTCCCCATTCTTTTCTTCCCACGCGGCGATATCTTCGGCAAGCGCAACCACAGCCTTTGGCACCGCTAGCGCCCACACCGTACCGGTAAAGGTTTCGTCCGTCAGGTCAGCCGCCGGATACTTGTGCAAGCCATCGTTGAACACGGAACCACAGATGCGGAAATATTGATTGGTCAGGAGAAAGGGCAGCGTAATGCTGCCATTCTCCACGGTGAACGTGCCCTCGTGAATGCCAACGAGGAACCAGTTGTTCAAGTGTCGTAAGACCTGTTCAAGCATCACGCCGCCCTCCCTATCACTTTGCGGTCACGCTCGCGTTGCCGCTCTTGAGCGCGTGGTAGTTGCCGTCGCACTCGACCACGGTCACGGTCTGGCCGGTCGCAATGGTCAGATCGCTCTTGCCGTCCCAATCGTTCCAACCGGCAACGTTGTCGCCGTAAGCGACGGTCGCGGCAGAGGCGCCGGACGCATACTTATACTTGTTACCCGCCGCAGCCTTTTTCGGAGATACGGTCAGCTTGGTATCGCCGCTCTTGGAGCCAGCGGCAGAGGTGACCGTCAGGGAACCGAGCGTGCCGTTGTCGATAGTGCCGACGACCACGCCGTCAATGCGCTCGGCAAACAGCTCCATGCCGTTAATGACGGTGTCCGATGCGGTCATGTTGGTGTAATCAGGCTCCTCATGGATGCCGATGTAGCCGGTGGCGTCGGTGGTAAAGGTAAATACCTCCTGAAGGTCAGCGCCGTTGACGGGAATGTAGTACAGCACGATGTTGTCCTTGGCGGTGGCGTAAATCTTGCCCTTGGGAACGCTGGCGTTCATGATAAGGGTACCAAGGCCGAGGAAGTTCTCGACATAGCTCATGCCGAAAGCGGTCTGCACGGTGATGTTAGCAGTAGACAGATAGTCCGCCACATCAAGGGGGTTCATGAAGTAGACCGCGCCGATCTCGTCGTCCTCGAAAAGGACCTGCAGATTTCCCCATGCCTGCGCCAGAACAGTTTGGAAGTTCTTACCGCTCACCGCGCCGGTGCCGGTCGAGAGGAAGTCAAAGAAGCTCTTGCGGATGCCCTTCTGCACATCCTTGAGCATTTCGTCGGTGGTCATTTCCACGGCCTGATCGTAGCCGCGGTCGGTGATCGCTTCGGCAGAGGTGGCCTTGCGCCACTTCTTGAGCGTGATCTCCTTGTAGTTCACAGCCTCGGTCTTGTAGTGGGAAAGGGGGATAGTGTCACCCTCGGCCACAACGCCGCTCTCGAGCGTGCCGGTCGCCTTGTAGCTCTTGAGCACAGTTCCAGCCTGCTTGGCGATCTTGCGGGTCACGCCCAGGGCCTCCATCAGCTTCTTGATGGAGTAACCGAACATTTCGGTAAATTCGATCTCGCGCACGCGGGCGAGGTCATTTTTCTTGATCAGATTGGTTTCAGCAGCCATAATTAGCCTCCGTTCTTATTTTCAAAAAGATTGATGTTTGCAGCGATCGCCGCGCGGCGCTCCGACCTGTCCTTGATCTGCATGATCTGGTCTTTAGTCATTGCTCCGCCGCCGGTGTTCGCCGGGGGAGTGGCGGGATTCGCGCCCTTTGTCTGCGTGGTGGAGACCAGCCCCTTGTAAGTGCCGTCTACGAGTGCGTCAAGGCTCTTGGTGTCCTTGATCTTCTCGCCGTCCAGCTCCAATGCGGCCATTTCCTCGCCGCAGCCGCGCATAGCAAGGTCGAGATTCGCGCCGGTGATGTTTTTGCTCTCAAAGTAAGCGCGCACGGCCTTTTCCTTTGCCGCCTTGCTCTCCTTTGCCGTGACGTCGGATTTGTAAGTTTCAAAGGCCGAGTGTTCCTTCTCGTACTTTTCCTTATAGCCGCCGTCACCCGCTGCCTTGAGATCATCCAACTGCTTCTGGACGCTGGGCAGCTTCTCCGCGTCCGCCTTGTACTTTGTGAGATCGTCCTTGAGGGGGTCGACCACGCCCAGATGCAGCGCAACCAAGCGATTTTCGATCTCTTCGGTGCAAGCGTCGCCGAGAATATTTCTGATTTCTGCTCTGGTAAATTTCGCCATTGTTCGTTCTCCTTTTCTTTGGCCCCAATTCTTCGGGGGCGAACGTTGTATAAAACCGCTGTACCTCGCGGTGTTTACCTAAAACAAAAGAGCCAACCACCGAGAAAAACTCGGTAGCTGGCTCCTATTGCCCTTTCCCGCGCCCAATTACGCGGAAGATGTTATTTACTTATCGTCGATGTGCGGCATTACCGCCGCAAGAATAAACTCTTTCACACTTACGCCTTGCCGTTCTGCGGCATCGCGTATTTTTTTGCCGATTTCTTTATCAACCCTCACCGTTATGGTGTCCTGTTTTCGGTTGTACTTCGTGCTTGCCCTTATCTGCGCCTCTGTTGCCATGCTGCAAACCTCCTTTGCAACATGGTATCACATTTCAAGCAATAAGTCAACTTATACATTTTCAACAATCCAATCTGCAAATTATTGTTGAATATCCCATCTTGAAATATAAGTAAACTTATATTATCATATACTCACAAGGAATAAATGTGACAGGCGAAAACCGGAAAGGGAAAAGAACATGAAACAGTACACCGTATATTTCTTTATCAAGGCAAACCGTACCGAATATTTGGCCGATGTTGTCATCGAAGCGCAGACCGCAAAAGACGCCTGCAAACTCTGCAAGGAGTGGTACTTCGAGAAGACCGGGAAGAACGCATTCCGCCCGACCACAAAAATGAGCGACGAAGACCGGAAATGGTATGACGCTCGCGGAAATGTCCGTCATTTCTCTATCTGATGATTGGCCGCCCCGGAGGTCACGAGGGCAGAACAGAATAAATCTTCCGATGTGCCGCCCCGGTTAAGGGGCGGTTTTCCTTTACGCGGAAGTGTATTTGATTGTTTTCTTGACCTCTAAGACGATGTACCCGTCGCCTTTTCGGCGTATTTCAGCATCGTTGCCGCGCTTGATAATGGCTTCAATGGCCTTGATGGTCTTTTCACTTAACAACAGTTCCTGCATCTGTGCACCTTGCTCCTTTTATCAAGCAACAGCGGGCGGATTTTCTGGGGATGCGGTATACGCCATTTTGTTTTATTGCCGTATACAAGGCAACTTTTTATTTTTTCAAGCACATCCGCTATCGCATCGAGAATCTCGGAAACGGTTTGGGTCCAAGCGTCTAACACGATGGCGATTGCATTATGCAATTCTTCTGCGGCCTGTTGAGCCTTAATCATCACTTCGTTAAAGTCATCCATTTTTCAGCTCACTTTCCAGAATGTCCCGATACTGTCCCGCATGGTCGGCGGCAGCTGGTTTCAAAAACGGCTGTGCTTTATTGCCACGCGTGTAATGCCAATTCCCCTTTGCGTCCTGATACACCCACGGTGTAGGCCGTCCACCGCCGCCTTCGGCGTAAATGCCGGTGCCTAATTCAACGTACCCGCCGTACTCGGAATCCGTGCCGATGATTGCCGCCGGTTCCTGCTCGTCTACCACATGGGTAATGCTGTTCCGCAGATTGCCGGTGTCAACGGGGCACAGCTTTTTCGCATATCCCTCTGCCACCAGTCCGCACTTTTCCAGTCCTCGCGGCAACGCCGCCTTGATCTTGGCAGAAACCTCCGCACTGTGGTCGTGGATTGTAACGCTCATCGTTGCAAATACCCCTCCCCGCGTTTCTGCCGCTCCCATTCCGCATAGGTCATATTCGAGATAACCTCTGTTTGCCCCGTAGCGGGGTTTCTGGCGCGTCTCTGCGCCGATGAGGTGTCTATCCCATCCACGGCGGCAATCAGCGTACAGCGGCAGTTATATATCTCCCACGGTGGCCCTTGCGGGTCTCCGGGAAAACGACAACCGTTAGAAAACTTCTTGTCCTGCGCCACTTGTTCGCCGTCAAGCATGGCATGAGAGTGACGTGTACGCGCGTCCAGCGTGGCCACCCATTCTTTTTTGAGCTTGATGCCCATCTTCTCCGCCGCCGCATAGCTGTCCATGCGACCGGCGTTCTGCGCGCCGGTCACGGCGGTTCTGGCGGTGCGGATAGCGCTGCCCCGGCTCATGGTGGTGATCCGCTTTTGCAGGTCATCCGCCATGTTCTTGATGCTCTTCCCCTGCAAGATGGAGCTGGTGACGCTTGCCGTAATTTGCTTCTTGCCATACGCGAGATCAATGCCGCGCTTTAAGGCGCGTTTCGGCGGGTAATATGGCATCAGCTCCGGCTGCTCTACCATGAGCCGCTTGACCGTCTGCTCGTCCCACAGGTCAAAGCCGACGTTTCCCGCGACCTGCTCGATGGTGTACGCCGAATAGTTGCGGTTAAGGGAATAGATACCCGGCGTTGCATCGTTGGTGTAGGATACCGCCACGGCGTTTGCTTCAGTCGCGCGGTGCGCCACTTTGTCACGCATGGCCTGATAGCGTTCCCCGCGCCCGATCTGGTTCAGCCGCCATTGCTTATAGTCGGCCTCCGCCCATTCCTTACCGTTCTGCACGGTGCCAATCAAGGCTTTCATTTCCTCGTCGCGCTTTTGGAACTGCTCAAAGTATGCGTCAATGGTCGCTTGCAATTCCTTCCCGGCCTCACGGTATAGTTTCTCAATGCGCCGTTCCAGCTTTGCAAGCTCCTTGTCGGTCAGCTTGTGGCCGAGGTCACTGTTCGCCATCGCCGCTCACCACCGGCGCGACCGGTTCCGCAAAGCTTCGGTCAATCTCTTCTGCTGCCTTCCGTTTTGCCATGTCCTCGTACTGGTCAATATCGCCATTGATGGTCAGCAGCTTCTTCGTGATGTATTCATCATCGTAATACGCCGCGCCCAGCAGAATATTTTGCGTTTCCTCGCTCTTGTTGATGATCTGATTGCGCGTGTAACTCGGCTGATCCTCAATGCCTGCCAGACGAAGGATTTCCACAATAAACCGCGTTACCTCGGATTCAAACTTGTCTGTTTTCAGATCCAGCGGCGCATAGCTGGCCTTGATCGCCGTTGCCGTCTGGTTCCCGGCAGATACCGCCGCCGCGTCAAAGCACTGGAAATCTTCATAGAGCTTCTTTTTCAGCATATCAATGGTGCTGCTGGTTCCCTCAAACGGAGCCTCGATGGTCTTGCTCTCCACCTTTGCGCCATCGTCGCCGTTGGCGTGGGCGACATGCGTGGTTTTCAATCGCTCCACAAATTTCGCATCGTCGAGATCGTCCATACCGTTGTAGTTAGACAGCACCCAATAGATCAAATTGCCCTCGTCCACGTTGTTGACCATATTAGAGGACGCAAGATCGAGCGCGTCAATGGTGTTGCGCTTGCCGACAATTTCGGATAGGCACCGCTTGTTGTTTTTCAGAGGCACGATGGGGAAACTTGGATAATTGCCACCGTCGTAAATCTCTGTTTCGCCAACTTCGGCCTTGCGGATAACGAGCTTGTAGCTGCGCTTTTCCTGCAATACGCTCATATCTTTGTTTTTCGGCTGGAAGTACTCGGTAAAGCCGTCGACCTCGTACAGCGTCGCTCTCAGCGGCTTATCCTGCGCCACCTGCCAGAACCGGATACCGGCTTTCATTGCGCCGTCTTCCTCATCATAGAGGGGGACGAACTCAAGCAGGGAGAACACGCGCAAATGCGTCAAATCCCAAAAGCCAAAAGACACGCCTGCGATTTTCGCCTCACGCGCCGCATCCATGACTTCCTGATCGAAGTCCGGGCATAGTTTTTTCGGTGTTTCCTTCTCCGCAAAGGTCACACCGTTTCCCAGCAGATACGAAACCTCCTGATCTACCGCCAGCCCGAAGAAATGGCTAGCCAACTTATGGTTCGCCGTCCACATATCCGTGTGGCTGCGACCCTGCATATCATAGATGATCTTCTCATAGCGGTTGATGGTCGGATTTAGACCGTTATAGTATTCCTCCGCATCCACCGCCGTTTTATACGCTGTGCTCTCGCGGTGCTCATTGATCGTGCTGCGGACAAACTCAATGCGCGCCTGCTCGTTTTCACCGACCGACACGAGGTCGTTATATGTTTTGATAGCCGCTCACCGTCCTATCTGTTCCAAATGGGGGTATAATCGCTCTTTCCCTTTTGACCCGGCATCCTCCATATCGATTCCGTCGCATATCGGCATGCATCAATATGGTGGTTATTTGCGTCAGGATAGCCGCTGATGATCTCTCCATCGCGGTTCCGCTCGTACTCATAGGAAATAAATTCTTCTGCCGTTTTTGGGCATTTTACCTTGTCAATTACGATGCTCGACAAGCTTTGCAACCACTGCATAGATCGGTCAATGCTTCCCGGCCCTTTTCTTGCGCTAATGCAGCGTAAGCCGAATTTTTGATAGTCCGCGACGCTCTTAGGCTCTGCGCCGTCTGCTGTGATGAGATCGCCGCGGGTCAGCCCATAGTCAATCAGCATATCCGCCGTTTCTTTGTTCCGCTTCTTGTTTGCGGTCATTTCCGCAAAAATGTATAACGTGCGTCTCGCAGCGTCGTAATGGCAACGATTGAATGCCCACGGGTCGGGGAAATATCCCCAGTCAACACCGTTATAAATTCGGTCGAACTGCGAAGCTTCTTCATCGGTAATTTCTCGCAGCTCCAAATTTTCAAACACATTGCCACCCGTGCCGACCGGAATGCCGAGGTATTCGTGCTGATATGCTCGCTCGTCCGTCTCTTTGAGGTGTTCTGCTTCATCGATAAACTGCTGCCCCAGCCATTCGGGCGGCGCTTGCAGATACGTTGACTTGTGGCACAGGCGGTCGGCGCGTTCCTCCAAGCTGTCTTTGTTCGCCCAGTTGTCGCGCGAAATTGGCGGGTTATAGCTCTCAAAATTCCAAAACACCGAGCCGCCGCGCATGGTCGACTGCAAAATGTTTCGGATTTCCGCGCGTCCGGCAAACTGATCTTTTTCCTCAAAGTGCGTTACGGCGATGTAGCCAAACGGCACCTTGATGGACTTGATCTTCATGGGATCGTCAGCGCCCCGGAACATGATCTTCTGTCCTGTTGGCTTGTAGATCAGTTCCATCGGGGAGACTTTGGCTTCCCAATACGCCGCCATGCCCAACTCACCGATTGCCCAAATATACTGGGCATAGACGCTATCGCGGATCGTGTTTGCCACCTTGCGCAGCACAAGCGCGTGCGTTCCCGGATTGGCAACCAGCAGAAGCGGCACGATAATTGATACCGTAGAAGATTTCAACGAACCTCGACCGCCGCTAAAATCGTAATGCGTGTGACCATGCCGGAAAATGTCATGTGCAATGTCATAAAACGCAGGCCCGATCTTTTCTGACAAACGAATATCAGACATCGATAATCACCTTAACGACGGAATCGGTGCTGGAATTGTCTTGTTTATCAAACACTCCTGTATGCTTTGCAAGCATCTCAAGCGCCTTTAGCTTGTTCGCATATTTCAGATCGCTTTCTGTGCAATCAGACGCAGGCTTGTCCGCGATTTCTTTTAGCTTTTCAATCACATAGTCCTGCGTTACTTCCGTCCGCTTCTGCCTTTCCGCCTTTGCTTTTTGGATGGCAGCTGAAACGTTACTATTCGTAACCAACTGCCTACCTTTCTCGGCGTTCTTATACCCTGCTCTTGCGGCTGCCTGTGTGGCATTCAAATCCACAAGATATTCTTGCACAAATCGTTCTTGCTTTGCTGTTAATGCCACTCATCACCACCTCGCACTTTTATTTGCTACCAGCCCCCGCCCCTTGGCCTTACATAGCAGTCTTTACCCGCCCCGAGGGGCACATCTGGTGCGGCATTGCAGTCCTGCCCTGCTTTAGCGCTTCAGGGAAAGTCCCCGTCACTCGCTGTGGTCTCCCCTTACGGGGCACCTATGCCGTATATCTCCGCAACGAGCCGGTCGGCGCTCCGGCATCTCCAACAGCATGAGCATTTGCGTCCTCACGTCCGGGCGGAAGCTGCCTGTTCTGCCCTTCGTTGCGGTGCTGCCGTCTAAAACTGCCATCACCATGCGCAATCACGGTGACGTGCTGGAACTCCGGTAGCGTAGTTTGTGGGCATGTCCCCGCTGGGCCACATCGTCGAGAGGTGCGCGGGGTCCTGTGCCGCATGAGAGGCGCGACCTCTCGGCCCTGATCGTGGGCTGCATCGTGCGTGCGGCAAATCGCGGGGGGGCGGTGTGAAAAGATAAAAAGCACCGCGCCCCGCTATGGCGCAGGAGGCTGAACGCCATAAATGAGAGAACCGCAAAGGCTTTTACACCTCTGCGATTCTATTATCTCATAAGCAAATGGCTTTTTAAGGCCAACCTTTAATCATCAAGCAGCCCGTAATTCCGCGCGACGCACTTGATGAAATCCGTATGCCATCGTCTCGCCGTCCGGTCGGAACAGTTAACCGCCATCGCCGCACCTTCGAGTGTATGGGTCTTGTCCCAGAACACAAGGCGGATAAATTTCAAGCGCTCTTCGCCGTCTTTCATTGGCCTTGTTTCGCTCACCGCTTTTCGCACAGCGTTGTTTTCTAACAAAGCCACTCCATGCAACTCCTGCTCTCGATCTGGGTCGTAGCGGCGGATAATGGCTTTTACATAGCCCCACCAACTATACCGAGGTTTACTCATGGCGCGCCAGCTTTCTCTTTACCCCACGCCCACAGGTTGCGCCACGGGTGGGATTCTGCGTAATTGGCGCGCTGCTCAGCATTGCTCCATTGCTGATGCATATAATCGCGTTCTTCTTCAACCTGTCGGCAGACAACCGTCATTCTCGATACCTCTGCATTCGCCCGCCCAAGCGCCGCCTCAGTGTTATTGAGTTTGTTTTCCAAGTCGGCAACTTCTCGCTTCGATGCCTGCCACGCTCTCCAATACTGCTGCCTCTGATCGTTCAAATGCTGAGCCGAGTTTTTGGCTGAATCAAAGTCCGCTTTCAGCTTCTTGATCTCGTTGGCATTGTTGATGGCTTCGCCGTTCATCTGGCTGATCTGCTCGGTCAGGGTGGCGTTTCCCCGCTTTAATTCCTGCACGTCTGCCTGCGCGTCCTCCACCATCTTTGCCATCTGGTCTTTGATGTACTTCTTTACGTTGATGCTCATAGCTTGGCTCCTTCCATTTTCATCTGTTCTTCCCATCCCCGGTCGCTCACGATGCTCACGACCTTGCAGTCGCCGTATCGCTCGATGTCCATTGCAATTCGCTCCTTGATGCCCTGCGCATCGGCGGCGGGGACGTTGGCTTTAATCGTGATCGTCAGCATATACGTTACCTTTCACGTGCTCTTTCCACCACAGATATTCTTTGCGCTCTCGTCGATATTCAAAAATCAGGCTTTCCGCCTTGCAAATATCGCGGAATCTGTTACTTGCTGCAATCCATGCAGTCTCAACCAGCCACCATAAAAAGCATAACGCTGCAAGTATCGCTGCAATGCCGCCAATCGCTATAAAGAACATTCCAACGCCTTCAACAAAAGATTCCATTCGTTACACCTCCTTCGGCTTTCCGTAGCTACAAAAGCCATCTGCGCACATCATTTCAAATGATTTCATACATTTGCCTTTCGGGCCGTCATCTGTCCCATAAGTATCGGGGTCATCATCCCAATGTACACAGTCATTGCACCGAGTAACGACCACAGCATCTACGGACGGAAGAACATCCTTGATTATGTGATGTGCTTCTGTAAATCCCTCGGCAAGACTATCAAGCTGAGTTTCACCGTTGTGTATCAATTCTTTCGTTTTCTCGTATTCTTTGCCAAACAGTCTCAATGCTTCATCAGCGTCAATCAGCCTCATCGCTGTCACCTCCGTCCATCTTCGCGCCGCATGCAGGACAGTAGTTGGTAAATTTAGCGATCAGGTTATATCCCCGTTTGCACTCTGGGCAGATAATAATTCCACTCTCATCTTCAATCCACTGTGCGTGCACCACTGGCGCAACGTCAGCGGCGGGGGCATCCTCGATCATGTCGATTGCGTCACCGGTGCCGCACGCACGGCATCTTACTCCGTTGTAGCTATTGCAGCCTATGCAATAAACTTCTTTGATGCGATTAATTGTCGCCTCGCGGCTTATGAATTCAGCCATTGTCAGCCCTCCTGTTCCATGCTTCGATTGCTAATAGATGATTCAGGTACCAATGTGTTCTCGGTTCGATTGGACAGTCTCTATTTGGGCAGCATGCCCGAAAGCAGTGACCGTTTCTCTGCATAACGCCCTTGGCTCCGCAAAACGGGCAGGGTTTTAATTCAAACATCTTCCATCACTCCACCTCCTGCATCTTACTAATCACTTGTCGGATCACATCGCCACCATAAGCGTCTTTCGTCAACTCCAAGAATTCCGTCAGTGTCATCATGCCATGCTTAAGGTCAACACCTCGGTCTCGGGCAAACTGCTTTCTCCCCATGTCACACGAGCCGGTCAAGCGGTGATGCCAGTCGTAAAAGTACTGCGTCGGATACGTTCTTCCCTCGTCTGTCTCGCGCAGGAACGCATCAATTCGCTCTTCTTCCGGCATATCCTCAAAAAGCTTATCGCGCAAGGCCTCCATTGCTTCGCGCAGCGTTTCGCCGTGCGCAAAAAACCCGTCCTGCTTGACGATGTAGCACGGTGTAAGCGTCAAATCACCGTTCAAGATTGCCCCGTGCGCAGTGTTGCCGCGCACGGAACGAATCAGCGTATTGACACCGTCAATTCGATAAACCGTTTTCCGGTTGAAACTCTTAATTCCGTCGCCGTAGCCGGAGCCGGAGCCGTAGCCGGAGCCGTAGCCGTAGCCGTAGCCGTAGCCGGAGCCGGAGCCGGAGCCGTCGCCGTAGCCGTCGCCGTAGCCGGAGCCGTCGCCGTCGCCGTAGCCGGAGCCGTCGCCGGAGCCGTCGCCGTCGCCGTAGCCGGAGCCGGAGCCGTCGCCGTAGCCGTCGCCGTCGCCGTAGCCGTCGCCGTCGCCGTAGCCGGAGCCGTCGCCGTCGCCGTAGCCGGAGCCGTCGCCGTCGCCGTAGCCGGAGCCGTAGCCGGAGCCGGAGCCGGAGCCGGAGCTCACAGTCAGAAAGGCTTTGAGCTTCTCGTCAAGCGTCATCTCTTCCACTCCTTTACGCCTCGAATCGACGCAGATGCCGCATCCGTGCACAGGATAATCTGGATTGCCCCCAGCACGGTCATTTCCGGGACCGTCACGGTAAAACGGCAGTTGCCCGGTGCTTTTGTGCCGTCCTGCGCCAGCTGCTCCACGGCGCACGCGCCGTCCCAGCTCCACAGCTTACGCACATCAGTCATGGTGACTTCGGAGCCGTTTCTCTCCTTGATCTTGCCGAAAAATACGCCTGCGCGGTCGCAGCGAACGATATAGTCCTGATTGTTGTTCATGATGAAATTCCTCCTGATTTTTGTTAAAATTTAAAGCTCTCTCTGAGCCTGATCCCGTTTGACTCAGCCTCCGCCGTAAAGTAGCGGTGGCGCTCGTTGATGTAGACGATTCTGCCGTGTACGGTTCTCAGCTTTTCAAAACTGCATAATCCGCTCGCGCCCTCAAAGGCTGCGGGTGTCCGGCTGTATGTGTCTCCGATGTTCATGCTTTCTCCCTAATGTCTCCGCCCCATTGCTCCGCCATTGCTTTGGCTGGGTGCGCGATCAGTATGTCCCATTTGCCGACGTCATGCGTCTGCCCGTCCATGGTAGTCACTTGTCCCCCCTCGATGGCCTTGAGCGCATCGCCCAGGATATGCCACTCAGGATGGCCGCCGGACGGCTCCTGAATGTCGCATGAATACGCCTCGTGCCCAAACGCGCGGAACGCTTTGCATACCTCCTGCGATTCCTCGCAAGCAACTAAAACCT